GTGGTCTAAATGATACATAACCCACGCCAATTCATAAGAACTGTCACACCATATTCCTTTATACCATCCCGATTTTCCGCGTCCACTGCCTTTACGATAACCACCGGATGATTTTTTCCAACATTCAGGATGAAACCTTTTTTTATTGCATCTCATATGGAAAATATCTTCACCACAATACTCACATGGCGTATTTACCCATGCGGTAAGTTTTCCTTTATTCCACGGTATAGAATTTTTTAGAGATTCACTTCGCTTTTGATTTGATTCATATGAGAAAGACCTACTGTTAGCACATGACCTGCTACAATATTTTCCACTACCGAATGAACCATCGTGTTCTATGTTACATTTTATACATCTCATACATATAAATATAATCGAACTCGTATTTTTTACGTGATTTATTTTGTACCCCGTGTGAGGATTGAACTCAACATCTTTTCCGTGAAAGGGAAAAATCCTGACCATTAGACGAACGGGGCATTTTATACATAGTGTACCCGAAGAGGGACTTGAACCCCCATGCCTTACGGCACCGCAGCCTAAATGCGGCGTGACTGCCAATTCCACCATTCGGGCATTTTGTTTGAGCGGTGAGGGTAGGATTTGAACCCACGGATGCTTTTGACATCTCTCGTTTTCAAGACGAGTACATTAAACCACTCTGTCACCTCACCGTTTGATTTTCAATACATACAATAATACGAAATAATTTTGACATTTCCAAATTTATTTTCGTTTTCCTTCTAATTGGTATTCTTTTCTCAGTTTCCAACCGTAATTGAAAATGAACATACCAGCCGCTTCCTTTGCAATATACTTTGGTGCCTTCAATGATTTTACATATTCATCAATGAACCACTTAGTAAAGTTTACGTCTTCTTCGAGAGTCCATTCCCTCATCGTAAACCAGTAAGGTGTTTGGGCAAACTCTTCGTCATACCCATCGAACCCAACACGCTTAAATAGTTCATCCAAAGCACGTTCGTAAAATTCGTCTCGTTTTTGTTCTAATGTTTTTCTCATACTACAATAATACGAAAAAAATATGACATTTCCAAATGAAAAAGGTCTCACACCGAGAAAATGTGAGACCTTTGAACTGGTGTGGGATTTTTTAGAGTGCTGAGTAAATAGCTGCAAATTCCTTGTTATTCAGTTTTTGTCTGCACATTTGTGTCAATTCTTTTGCGACCTCTTGTCTGTACTTTTCTACCATGTACGGTAATGATTTTTCTTCGGCTGTTATGTCTTGAATTGCCTTTAATACGTTTTCGTGCTTTTTGGATTTCAAAAGTTTTGCAAGTTCAATTAATGATTCTGTGTGGTGATTTTGGTCAGTTAATTTTTGCATTTTGCCCACAGTAGTTTCTACGTCCTTGCTGACTTCTTCTTGAGCTTCTTTAATAATCTTAGATAATTTCATGTTATACTCCAATTCATTTTCAAATTTAGTCTTCTAACCAATCAGCATATTTGGCAAAGATACGTTTCCAATTCTTATTCAAAGCCGGTTTACTTGAAATAGTTGTTTTTAGAACTGAAATTGTGTAATTTTTCTTTACACTAACTATTTGTCCTCTACCAGATGTAGACATTTTGTTTCTTATTGTAAGTAGTGGAGCTACTTCTGGATAGTTTTTTCTCAATAATTCAAAAATAGAGTCATTTAGAGCATCCTCCAATAATCCTTCACCGTCTGCTCTTGAATAAAGAAAGACAATATCTTTACCACCTTGTCTTACTCTTGGAATACCATTCAAATCTGATGGTTTCTTCAAAAGAAGTTTCGAGGTTGCTTTGTAATTTTTCTTTACGCTTGCATTATACATATCAAAAATCTTGTTTAGATTTGCAGTATCAGTTATGAAAATTGATTCCAAGAAATCTGCAATATGTTGGGCCGTGATTTGTTTTCCTTCTAATGATTTCTCACCAGCTGAAATAGAAGAAGCACTTGATGAGAAATTTTGAAGTTGTTTCTTTACAAGTTTAGCCAACATCATTAGTTTATTTGCGTATTGAATGTTATTTTCAGAATCAAGTATTGCTTGTTTCAATTCTTTTTCAGAAAGATTTGTGGGACCTTTTCCCATAATTCTCTTCCAATCATATGGCTTTGAAAGATCAAAAGAACTAAAATTACCTAGCCCCTTGAGATCCCATCCATCTATTCTACCAATGATTGAAAAGTCTGCCGCTTCATTCAAAGATTTTTTCTTTGTTGATTCACGTAGAGATTTCAACATCGTTGTTGCTTCTTTGAGTAATTCTTTTCTCGATGATAGTTTCATATAATGGTTACCTTTTATTCAGCGATATATAATTATCTGATTAATCGTTACGGTGTTTAATTATCGGAATATAAAGAATAGAATATTTCATTTACACACGAATCCCACCATCTCTCAAAAGAAGAATCCATTGACTGCATTTTAAAAGAGTCCTTTGACCAAGCATCTTGTACCATCTCAATATCATCATCGGTTGCTTTTTTTCCTAATGATTTTACTTTCTGAAGTCCAAGTATGGCCTTATCAGATGATGATATAGAATATTTTTTAATGTCTTCAAAGTATTTTATTACTGATTTTATCTTGTTAGGAGAAAAGTTTTTTTCCGAAAAGATAGGAGCACTACGTGGGGGACGATTGCTGCCTTTTAAACAATATTGTACCCAATCCTTAATCAATGGATCAATACTAGTTAATTTACGAGCCGGAGAACTAAAAATAGATGCAACCTCTTCTGGATCTGGGTTTCTTTTTTTCAAAGCTGCAAGGGTTTGATCACACGTAATAGTCATTTGTTTTTTAAAATCAGTGAAATATTTAATCGTAGAATTTAAATCACTAGTAGACACTTCGTTTATTGGTAGACTGTTTGTGGATTCATTTAAAATCCCAGCAAGTTTCATCATTCGTTGTTTAGTCATTTCCATCGTATACTCCAAAAAATAGTATGGTTATATCCTATAAATATGGTTCAGGTTTTGTTTTCTTACGGGAAAGTAAGAAATAAAATCCAAAAAATAACAGCGCAACCCCATAGAAGATAACGTCTGTAATAAAGTAACTTCCTGTAAGTTTTGTAGTGAAAGCAAAGGCCGCATCGAATCCAAGAGGATTGAAGAACGTTCCTAAAACCAAACAAGTTTTTGCGAGGTTGTCTCGTAGTTTTTGTCTTTTTACTATTGCCATCCGAACTTCCCATTTATTTACCTTGTGGTGAACAATCGGTTATTTAGTATAGAAATTTACATATTCACTATATGTAGCGAGTTCAACGGCAATTGTTATCGGATTGGAGTATTTTTTACCAAAATGTAGAATTTCTTTTTCATCCATTGTAGCCAGTAATGCTATAAATTTCGGATTGAATAAGAAATTTTCATCTTGTTTAGTCATTAGTAAAGCACTCTTGGCAAAGCTCAATGCTACTGATTTATTTGGTGTCCAACTTTGAATATCATTTTCTGGTACATATACCACAGGTTTAGTTGAAACCATATATGTTCTTGTACCGATCTTTTCTTTCTTCCAATCTTTTTTCAGGGTTCCTTTTTTGAAAAAGTCCTTCAAACTAGATGGCATCATACTCAAACCACGATACAGAACTGTCCCGTCAGTTGTTGCCGGTTTGAAAATTTTAGGGTACTTTTCTTTTGCATCTTTGAATAGTTCGAAATGTTTGTAGAGCTGTTTGGCGGCAGATGGATTTATTCCCGATTGAAACCAATCTATCAAGATCTTGGCTATTTCAGCTTCTATCTTTGTATCCTTTTCACCACCAATTTTACCTTGAAGTTTTGCAATAGATTCTGCATCGGTATTGTATGATGTCTTTTGACCAAATGCAACATTTTGAAATACAGATTCTGAACTTTTTTCTTGCAGTATAGATTTTAGTTTTATCATATTTGTTTCTCTATAATGTCCTCATATCGTTTATTATTTATAAATATGAAACGACGGGAATTTTTGTCCAACCATCCATTTGAGTAATGTCCATCGTTATTCCAAAATATCGAACGAAACAATGTTCGGCTATAACAATGACTTCTGAAATGAGTATCTCATCTCCTAGTCTAAAAATAATCTTCTTACCTTTCAGATGTTTCGGTTGAACTATCTTCGGGTCTACCTCGTTCTCTAATCGCAACATTTTTACTTCCCCTCTCATGTTTTGGTTCATACGGGCAGTGAATACATCCAGACCCGCAACAAAATGAACGGCGAAGGTGGTACTCTTCTGTGAATACCACCTTACCGTTTTCGTTTATATAGTAATCTTCCTCTTTCATTTACTTAATCTCACAGGCACCACCAGCACAGGCCAACTCACCAGTCAAATCTGTGTTGTCATCAAACTCAACAACTTTTGAAAGGTCAACATCGTGAAGTGTTTCCATCAGTTGTTCGTACTTTTCCTTTGTGATGTCCTCGAATGGAGCTTGAATATATGTTCCACCATCATATGGAAGAACCGAAAGTCCATTGAAGTGTTCACGATTGTCCCACATCCAAGTACCGACCGCATCCCATTCGTGTTCACGGATAGATACCGTTGCCGAAATGTTGTGTGTATTCATTCCATTCTTGTGACCTGGCTTTATCCAATTTTGGTTGAACCACTTTACGCGTTCAAGAAGTTGAAGTGGAGATTCTGTTCGCATAATTGCGTGGTCTGGTGCCTTTTGTGGGACACCGATAACTGCGGTATCATGTGGACGGAAGTATTCGTCTTCTACCAATTCAGGGTGATTGATTACAAGATGTGTATAAATTGCTTCGTTCTTACCAACACGAACACGACGGAGGTAGTAATCATTATGCCATGCATGAATACCAGATGAACAACCAAGTGTCAGTGATGATGTTCCAGCTGGTTTGATTGTTGTGATACGAGCAGCTTTGTTGATACCGAGTAAGTTTGCAACTCTTTCGTTTTCTTCTTTTGCAACCTTTGTTGCTGACTTTACATCTAACTTCTGAGCAACACCCGAACCAATACCTGTCATACCAACTCCAAGAAGTGCATCCTTCTCTGTTGTTCTTTGCCAGATTGGACGAAGGTAATGGAAGTCTGTATAACCAGCTTGGAGTGTTCCGATGAATGTTGCTGCACGAACACGGTCTTCCAAATCTTGTTGGTCTACCACGTCTGAAACATTTACTTCACATAGATTACAGAATTGGAATGGACGAAGTGCAATTTCACAACAAGGATTTGTTCCCCAATCTTTATCGTTTGAGAAGTAAATTCCAGGTTCACCTGCGTTTGAAAGTTCAATCTTCTTCCAAAGTCCCTTGAAGAATTCTTCTGTTACTTTACTACGAAGTAATACCGCCGAGTTATT